AGGAAAAGCCTTTAACTATGGTCGGTTTTAGTAATTATGTGTGTGATAATACTGTTGTATCATATCCTAATATAAAGGCTTATTTTGATAGTAAGAATGAAGCATATAAAGAATATTCGCCTATCTCATCACGTATAAAGGATTCAATTAGACAGGATCAGATTGAGGGAGGTATGGCAATGCTTTACAGTCAAAGTATAACTGCAAGGCTAAACAACTTAACAGAACGGACATCAACAGAAATAAGTGGAGGTTTAAATATTCCTAAAACGGAGGATATTGGCAACAGATAATAAATATCTTTATACAAAGGCATTTTATAAGATAAAAGATTTAATACTTAATAACCCACAAGAGAATGTATTTGTAATTCGTGGTGGTCAAGGTGCATCAAAGACTGTTAGTATTATTCAGTTGTTAATACGTTCTTTGTGTTCCTCAACCAAAGAGGCAACTATCTTATCATCGGAATTAAGTAAGATGAAAAGAACAGTTATAAGGGATTACAAAAAGATATGCAAAGACTGGGGTATATTTCAATCTGATTATGATTTCAATAGGTCAGAAAGTAAGCACGAGTTTTTTAATGGTTCATACTTAGACTTTCTTGGTGCTGATGTTAATGATGTAGGTAAAGGGTTTAGACGTGATATTTTATACATTAATGAAGCCGATAAAATGGATGTTGATACTGCAGTACAGTTTATATCTCGTGCTGGTCTAACGATTATTGATTACAATCCAGATAGTTTATTTTGGGGTGATGAGTATATTAATGATAAAAACTTTATTACCTTAACTTTTGAGGATAATGAATACTTATCAGAAAGCGAGGTAAGGAGTATTTTAGATTATAAAAACAAAGGCTTTCACGATACAACCAGACCACAAGAAACACTATTTGATACAGATAACATAAAAAATAAATACTGGTCTAATAAGTGGAAAGTGTACGGATTAGGTTTAGTTGGTAATTTAGATGGTGTTATCTTTGATAATTGGCTAACAATTGATAGTATTCCAAGCGATGCAAGGCTTTTAGGCATTGGCTTAGACTTTGGTTATAGTAACGATCCGACTGCAATAGTAGAAATATACAAGTACAATGATAAACGTATAGTAAACGAGGTTTGCTATCGTACTGGAATGGTTAATAGTGATATTGCAAGAATACTACCAAAAAACACATTTGTTTACGCTGATTCAGCAGAGCCAAAATCAATTGAGGAAATAAGGCGATTTGGTATAAATATAATGCCAGTTAAAAAGGGTTCTGATAGTATTATGTTTGGTATTACAACAATGCAAACACAAAACTATTTAGTTACCAAAAGTTCAAAGAATATAATAAACGAGTTTGAAAAATACATCTGGGATAAAGACAAAAATAACAATGCAAAGAATAAACCAGTAGATAAATTCAATCACGCAATGGATGCTTTAAGGTATCACGAAATGATGGATATAGGAGTGAATGAGAAAGTCTTTTTCTTTTAAATCATAATATATAAAATTTATTTATTACTTTTGATTATTTAATACATTTTTCTTATAATGGGATTTTTCGATATATTCAGAAATAGCAAACAACAAACAAATAAATTTAATGAAGCGTTTTTTTATGGTGCTAAGTACACCGAAAACGATGATACAGATTTAACTAAGTACATTGATTTAGCTTACAATATAAATCCAGACGTTTACTCTATTGTAACACAAAGAGCCAATAAATTGGTGAGTGTACCTTATGGAGTTAAGGAAATAGAGGATAAACAAAGTCAAAAGAAACTTAATAAACTACTTGGATCAACTAAATATGATTTAACACATTCACAAAGGTTAAAGGCTTTAGAATTAGAATTGAAAGCATATAACTCTGATGAGTTTGAGATGCCAATTGATAGACCAAACACCAATCAATCGTGGGATGAGTTCTTTAATTTGACTGAGATATTTATGGCATTAACTGGGAATGTATATTGGTATTGCGTTGCTCCAGAAGATGGTATAAATGCTGGACAACCAAGTGAAATATACGTTTTACCATCACATTTAATTGAGATAGTATTAAAAGACAATGCAAACTTATTATCTGCTGAAAATCCTGTTGACTATTACATACTAACGGAGTACAACAGATACACCAAGTTTAAGGAGCAGAACGTTGTGCATATAAGTACCAATAATCCTAATTTTGGTTTTAATGGGGAGCATTTGTACGGTCAAAGTCCATTGAGAGCAACTTGGAAAAACATTGAAGCAAGTAACAAAGGATTAAGCCTAAATATAAACACCTTAAAAAATGGTGGAGTGTTTGGATTAATTTCTTCAAAATCTGCTCAACCTTTTACACATAATCAAGCCTTAGAATTTAAGGAAAGGTTGAAAGAAATGAACAAAGACCCAGAAGATTTATCACGATTAGCAGCAATTTCAACGGAGATAGCTTTCACAAGGTTATCGCTTTCTGCTGATGAGTTAAAGCCTTTTGAATACTTAAAATACAATCAAAAAGAAATATGTAATGTTTTAGGATGGTCAACTGTTTTGCTTAATAATGATGATGGTGGGAAGTACGATAAGCAAAAGGAAGAACGTAAAAGAGTGGTAACAGATACAACATTGCCAAACATTAAACTTTATGAAAGTGTATTTAACGAAAAAATACTATCAAGGTTTAAAGGCTATGATAACAAATGTTTAAAGTTTAATATTAAGGAGATTCCAGAATTACAAGCAGATTTAAAAGAGTTAACCGAATGGACAACTAAATTGCTTGAAACTGGAACTATAAACAGAAATACGCAACAAATACTTTTAGGTTTACCAATTTCAGACGATCCAAATATGTTAATCTATACAGTAAAAGATGATATAATGACCTTGGAGGATGCTATTTTACCACAAGATAACCTCGATGCATAATGAACGAAAGCCAATACAGAAAACGTTGGTTAAGACAACATTCCAAGTATGAAAAGATTGCTTATAAAGAGTTAATTAAAGGCTTTAGAGGTTTGGCAAATAGCATACCTTTTGCCTTTATGACAACTGATAACTATGAGGAGTTTTTAGAAACAAATCTACAACAGGAGCAGTTTGTAAATATCTATTATAACATTTATAGAGAGATTGGTATAATTCAAGGCACACGAACTGGAAAGGTAATAAACAAAGAGATTAAGAAAGTTAAAGAGTTTGTTTTAAATACCTTTTTGACTGAGTTTGAGAATAACTTAATAAAGTGGTTGTTTGATAATGCTATTTATAGGGTGTCAGATGTTAGACGTACATTTTTAGAGTATATTAGAAAGGAAATAGGTGTAATGGTGTCAAACAACTTAACGATATCAGAAATAAGCACAGAGATAACTAAAAAGGTAAATCAACGTAACTTTTATAGATGGCAAGCGTTAAGAATAGCAAGAACAGAAACAACTGCTGCTGCTAATTACTCATCTTTGGAATCTGGTAGAATTGCTGGTGTGCCATTAGATAAGATTTGGATAAGTGCAATTGATAGCAGAACAAGGAGACCTCCAAAGTCAGAGTTTAACCATTTAATTATGAATGGTGTTAAGGTTGACCAAGATGAGGACTTTGAAGTACCTTTTAATGGTGGGTTTCAAAAGATGGCATTTCCAGGCGATCCAAGAGGCTCTGCTGGTAATGTTATCAATTGTAGGTGTACAGTTGCTTTAGTGCCTAAACGTGATAAAGATGGGAGATTGATAAGGGAATAAAAAAACCTCCTTAAATAAATAAGGAGGCAAATCATAATTAAAAAACTAATCTTATAAAGATTACCAACTGTAATAAAAATAAAATGCATTGTATGCAGTAGCGATACAAATATACATTTTTATTCTAATTTTACCCAATTATAAAAAAATAATATAAAAAAACATTTTGTAATAGTTTTTATTTATATTTGCTTTATGAAATTTAAACAACAATCAATAGAGGTTAAAGATTTAGACGATTCAAAAGGTATCGTTGTAGCTTATGCGAATGCTTATGACTACAAAGATTCAGATGGTGATATTTCTGCAAAAGGTTCGTTTGATAAAACAGTAAGCGAAAACTACAAACGAATAAGAGTTTTAAAGGATCACAATCCCAGAGTTTCACTTGGTGTGCCTTTGAATATAGATACAAAAGATAATTTTGGTTTATTAACGACAACTAAATTTAATCTATCTAAGGAAGTTAGCCGAGATATGTTTTCAGATATTAAGCTAATGACTGAGAACGGATTAAACGCTGAGTTATCTATTGGTTATAATGTATTAAATAGGGATGCAAAAAACAAGTCTATTATTACAGAGTATAAACTAATGGAATACTCTTTTTTAACGTCTTGGGGTGCTAATCAATTAAGCACAGTACAAGATGTAAAAAGTATAAAAGGACATTATGGTATTTTAGAATTAATCGAAAAGTCTTACAACTTAGATTATTCAGATACCAGACTTAAACAAATTGAACAATTACTAAAATCACTTTCAGACAAAGAGCCGATTAAAAAAGATATCACTCCTAATGTAGAGCCGATTAATATTGCTAATATTATTAACGAATTTACAAAAACCATATAAAAGATGGAATTAAAAGAATTACAAGACGCTTTATTAAACCTAAAAAAT